GGGGTAGTTACAGGAACGAGTGCTGAAGTTCCGTCTGTGTACTGAAGAGAGCTTCCGTCAGTAATCCAAAGATACTGATCGGTAGCTGCCATGTCCGGCGATTCATCATCAGCTCCGTCAATCAGACCGGGGATTTGCGTAGAAGTAATCGTACGGTTCAGTTCCATGTGATGCTTCCAAAGCTGATTACCAGAAACGTGGAACAGATCGTCGTTACTGAAACCCGGTTCGTGGTAAAGCCGACGTCCCGGACCAACACCTACTTCCAGCAGCTCAACAAGAGCAGGACGCTCAATCAGAGCAACTTGGTTTTCTGTGTTAGTTGGATTAGCTTCAAAGAAACGGTTCTTAACGTAGACCGCGGGTTCATCAGCCCGATTGCGAATCCACTGACCTTTACCGAGAGGGACTTCTACTTCCACGGTAGATACCTTCCAGTGTTAAAATCAATATCCGTGTAAGAGTTGTACCAAGAGCCTTTCGGGTCTGAAAGCCAACCAAAGGTAGTAAGATCGCTAGGCATCAACGTTTTCTGCTCATAGCGAGAATGGAGTTGGCTCTTCATCCTACGCATGTAGGCAATCGTCTCAGGAGCAAGGCTCTGCCCGTAACTCGGGTCTAACTGAGAAGCCAACATGATGGTGAAGTAGTCTTTGAACTCGTCAGGGAAGGGAAGGAAGTCATTGAGGTCAAGAGTGTTAACTCTTAGCCAGTTGCTCTCGTTCGCCTGATAAATCCACTGACCAATGAAGTCAGCGGTATCAAGAACAAGAGGATCACTGTATTCAATGCTGCTGCCGTTAGCATTCAGAATTACGTTGTACGTGTCGAAGTTACCGATAACGTCAACAACAGCAAAACGCTGACCGTCCTGCGGCATCGGGTCTAGATCAAAAGAAAGCGCCTCAGAGGCGTTTACAACCAACCGAACGTTCCGAGGAACAAAAGGAGAACACAGAATTGACTGGTCGAAATCTCCACCGATACGAATGTCAGTTAGAGGATCGCCAGCCTCATTTCCAATAGTAGAAAATAGAATAGAGTTAAGAATGTCGAGGGCTTCGGTCTGCTGATCGCCAGTAGGGTCCACACCCAAGGGCACGATATTGCTTATCCGATAAGCGCGCTTGATAATGTCAATAGCAATCAGTGCCATTTATTAACCTTACAGTAAAAGGGGAGGGAGCCCCGAAAGACCCCCTCCACCAGTTAGTTACGCACCGTTAACGCGGACAATCCGACGACGATCACGGACGTTCGCAGTAGCAACGCAGTCAAAGCGAATGCTCTGGTCACCCGTGGCCCAGTCGGTGTGCTTCCACATACGAACACTCATCGGAACCTTCGTCAGCGACACGCGGTCGTTGGTGTCAGTGAACGAGGACGGAAGGTCCATCGTGCTGACCACAATCGCGGGCTTCTGAATCAGGAAGCGAGGAGTGTAAGCCGTACTAGCCGTACCGAAGAAAGTCACAACCGCATTATCCGCAGGCTTCACATCAACCGTACGATGAGCCGAGTTCTGATCGGTATCGCCGATGATGATCGCCGGGAAGATACGCAGGGTAGCAGCGCCCGTACCGTCAGCAGTGACGTCACCAACGACGCGGAACTGCTGGGCGTGGGTCTGGACCTGCTGCTTGCGGTTGTCCCAAGCCTTGATGGTCGTGCCCGAGTTCGAGAGAGTGAAGATTTCACCATCCTTAATCGTGGCATTCGCACCGAAGCCGTCGCAAATGAGCGTCTGCGTCAGGTAACGACCGTTAGCAGTCGTGGACTTGCAGACGTCGGCATAGTTGACGTTCTGGTTCGCACCGTTCACCGCACCGTTGGTACGAGTACCCGGAGTGATGGACGAGAGCTGCTGAGTGAACATCGTCGGAAGACCGTCGATTTCACCAACGAAGCCCTTACGGAACGTCTGGGTGGAAAGGCTGTCAGTAGCCGTGTAGGCAACGACAGAGGTTGCAATCGCCTGACGGTCATCGTACGACAGCACGAGGCGAAGGTCGGAGTCATCAACACCTTCCTTCTTCAGGCGCGTATAGGCAGAGGCAACGTCTGCATAAGTTGCAACGTTGCTACCAGCCGTACCGACAGCGTTGTTGGCCGCGAGACCCGCAACACCCATGATGTAACTGTCAAGCTGTTCCGCGAGGTTGTTCGCAGCAGCCTTAATAGCCACACTCTCACGAGCGTCACCGATGTTCTTAATGCGGTCGAACTCGGCCCAACCCATCGAAACGCCGAAGGAGTCGTTAACCGAGAACATCTCGGAGCCGAATGCAGTCGCCTGAACACCGCCGGACAGGTCCTTAATACCGCCAGTCGTGTGCGTCACGACGTAACGGGGTTCGACCTGCTCGGAAACCATGAAACCATTACGAGCGTCATAAGAGCCGTCGTACTGCTTCCACGTCACGAGGTCAGCGGCGAGTAGGTTATTCTCAAACCTAGCCGCGAAGGCGTTGAGTACCAGCCTTGACTGGTCAACAGTATTAGTAGGTGCAGTCATTTGGGATTTTGTACCTTTCTAAGTTCCCAAAGCGCCTTCGCAGAGTAGTCTAGGATTTAGTCCTTAAAGAACTCTCTTTTGAAGGCAGCCAGATCACGAGTATCTGGGCGTACGGAGAACCGTCCACCAGACCCGCGAGTCCGCACTTCAGGCGGGGGCGGAGTCTTTGATACTCTCTTGTTGCTCTCACGCTCCTCTTGCTTGGGCTTTGTAAGCTGTGCTTCTAGGCGACCAATTTCGAGGGTTGCAGCAGCAGGACCAGAGGCAACTATCTTCTGGGCCTCGCCGATATTTTGGCTGAGGTAATACATGATTTCAGGACCGTGATCGCACGACATAATAGTACCAGCAAGGTACTCGCCGTACGCAGGAGGAATATCCTTAAATACTTCCACCATAGACGAGATTTTCTCACGAATGTCAGGCAGCTCTTCTTCAACGGCTTCTAGGTTTTCAACCCAGTGCTGTTGGATTAGTTGCTGTTGTTCCTGCATCTGGCGAGCCTGAGCCTGTTCCTGCCTCTTCTGCTCAGCGGCTTCCATCTCCTGCATAACCGTAAACCTCGTAAGGTTTGCAATATAATTAGGATCAATTTCACCGAGAGGATAGAGCGGTTCGCCCTTGTCATCTACGTCATCCGGAGTAGGAGCTTTTGGAGCTTCTGCCTTTACCGGAGCCTGTGGTTCTTGTTTTACTTCAGATCGAGACCTTGCTAGCTCAAGTTCACGCCGGAGAACTTCAACTTCACGTTCTGCCGCCTTCTTGTCTGCATAAATCTCGTTTAGACGTTCCTGATAGGACTTACGGCGATTTTGCTTTGCACGAGGTTGATTATCCTCTTCCTCGTCTTCATCTTCTGATTCCTCTTCGGACTCATCAGAATCTTCGTCTTCACCTTCGTCTTCGTCAGTTGCGAGGTCGTCGTCCTCGGTAACCTCTTCCTGATCTTCTGCTTCCTGTTCTACAGTATCTTCACTGAAAAACTGGTTCTTAAAATCTTCGAGGTTGTTGTCAATATCGACAAGTTCGTTATTACTGTTGTCGTCAGTCAAAATGGCATCCTTTATAAGATGATCCCTAGTTGCGGATTAGTTGATGAGTTAGGGTTGAGACTCACCGTCCGAGTTTAAACGTTTAGACAGAGCACGAATCTTGAGCTGCGTCAGAGTGTCTTGATTCTGCGCTCTCATCTTCGCGTCTTCTGCTTGATTATCTATTTGCTGTTGGCCCTGATCGTGGGACGTCAGTTGATCGTGTGCGTCCATCAACATCTGGCCTGTGTCAACATTCTTCTGATGCTCTAGCTCTTCTTCAGCCATAGCCTGATCGGCTTCGTGCTCAAGTTGCCGGAGTTCAAATTCTTTATCCTTGGCAGCAAACTGAGCATAGGCGGCAAGCCTGTCTGTCTCTGCCTTGAACTCTTCGATGGAAAGTCTACGCATCTCAATATCCTGCTTAGTCTTGAGCGCTGCGTTCTCCATCTCCACCTTCTGAAGCTGTTGGCCCATCTGCTGCACGGCTTCTTGCAACTGAGCTTGCTGCTGCATCATTTGTTGGGCATTCGGACCTTGATCGCCAAGTTCAGCCTTTTCCTTGTCGGAGAGAAGCTGCGGTGGAATGGTCTTAACCAGACGTTCAGCGAGTTCCTCAGAACCCGGCCAATCCTGCGCCTTGACCACGAGGTCACCAGCAATCTGCATAAGCTCCGGATAGACCTGAATAGCTTCCATCATAGCCTCGGCAGCTTCCACCCTACGAGTCGTGTAAGAAGCACCAGAGGTAGTGGTTACGTCATATTTACCCAGCGAAATGTCAGGACTGTTAGGATCGAGAGGATCGTTAATCTTAACTAACTTGGTCTTCTCGTCCTCTCCGATGATACGAATTATACGAGTTCCGTCGTAGACCTGACCAATGAGCTGATTGATAACGTCACCGGCTTCCAAGATAGCAGCATTCCCATTGTCGTAGTAGGTAAGGGAAGCAATATCTCCTTCACGTTGCCGGGCCATAATAGCTCGCCCAGAGGTTTCATTGGACTTGATTCCAAGACTTGCATCATGAATCCCCGTAACATCTTTCATGTCCTGAGTGTTAAGCTGCGCCTCATTCAGCAAAGCCATCTGCATGGGAGGTGGATCAAGACGCTTAATGTTCTGGTCAATGATGGCTTCGTCGTTAACCACCAGCAAAGGATCACGAGTAAGGTGAGCCTTGCGAATCTTGTCTTCCTTACCCTCAACGGCACTCTCAGTGGCAATCCACTGCGCCTTCGGGGCGTAGCCAAGCTGCTCAGCTGCAACCGAGCGCCAGAAGTTCTTAAGGCGAACAAGGTCCTTCATGAAGCGAACTAGGCCGTACCGATATCGACGGTCTCCCATAGTCACTGTACGACCAGCCATGCGGATAATCGGAAGACGATTCATCTTCCATTCGTACGGACCTGCGAGAATTTTGAAACCTGTGACGAGGTGCATCTGAGCATACTTGCAAGGGGCAACACGCGTCTTTACCGGAGTACCAAACTTCTCCATTTCATCTGGTTCAACATTCTCATCGAAGGTTCGAATACTTCCGTCGTCGAACATGACGAGCATTCGATCTCGTTCAATAATACGCCAGTGTTCGGTAACTCGAACAGTGTCAGAATCAATCCAGCCAGTGGCCGAAAGATTACGACGCTCCACGTCACTCAAAGTAGAAGGATCGCTCTCAGGCCAACGACGATTAAATTCCTTCTGAGGAATAACGTCATCTACAAAACAGTGAGTCGCATCCCGCCCTGTAGGGTCAATTGACAGCCTATCCCAGACAACGGAAAGAACGTCGTCAATAGGCTCAATGGTGATATCTTGGTCAAAGACGTCTTCCGCAGCGTACTTAACGCCGATACGAAAAGCTCCGTCCCCACACTGAATCATCGACTCAAACGCGCTGTCGTAAGTACGAGTAGCTCTGTTGTTTGTTTCGATTGACCGTATGAGATCGGAGCGAATGTCGGCAACGTTTTTGTCGCCATTTTCCATCGGAAGAACTTTAATACCGTTTTTATTTTCTCGCCAGTCGCCGACTAGCTGGGCTGTAAACTGGGGAATGGTATTAATTACAAGACACGGAAGTCCGGCACGTTGACGGAGAACTTGAGGGTCCCACTGTTCACCGGCTACAAACTTCTTGTCCTCAAGAGCTGCAATACGGTTGTCATCATCAAATTTCAAGTCAAGCTCATACGTCTCCCGCATATCCTGAAGATAGTCCTCAAGGGTATCGAAACCTTCGGGTACGTAGGAGGCTGCTGGCGTGTCGAAATCCTTCTCCGGAAGGATAAGTTTATCGACTTCGCCTGTAGAGTCTGATTTCTTTTTAGCCATTATCGCCTTGAAAGTAGGTGCATCAACAGACCACCAAGAAAGTCATTAGGATTCAAACCTGTTGAAGGAGGTGGTAAACGGGAAGGAGCCGGGCCTTGATCTGTAGGGTCGGTAGGAGTTCCGGGAGCCTGTGTCGTAGCTTGCTGGGCTTGACCAAACAAACCGCTCAAAAGGTCGTTGAACGGACCTTTACCCGTCATTATACCGTAGGCAGGACTTAGATACGGCAGAACCTTGCCAATACCTTCGCCCGTGATTGCTCCCGCTAAGGGGCTTATGAAACTAAGAGCTTTACCAATACCCATATTTAAAGAGCCATCCAGCTAGTATCAGAGTGTCCTCTGTAGGGGTTGTAGTCTTCCATTCCGGGAATGTAGACAGGCTTGTTAGCTTCTTCTGTCTTAGCCCGGCGACGACCTGTTACTTTGTCGAATATAAAAGTTAGACCCCAAACTAGGGCATCCATACGGTCAGGAGATTTGTTGTTTCCTCGGTCGTAGTCAGCCGAGAAAGAACACATTTGATCTTCTAGTTCGTCGAATCGCCCGACGTGGTGAACTCGATTCTGTTCATAAAGTGCGGAGATAGGTTCAGCACGAACAAGCTTTCCCCGAGTCGCGTGTACCAAGGAGACAGGAACATTTCGATCAGCGGCTCGGATAACGGCTTCAACCATGTCGCCTCCTTGATTTTTCTCAGCAATGATTCGATCTGCATCAAATTCACGGTAGAGAGCGACAGCTGCTCTTGCCCATTCATCAGGAGACCCTCTAAGAGAGCGATCAGCGAGGACGTATCCTCGATTGTATCCGTCAGCATCTCGGGCAAGTCCCACACATACAATACCTGTTTCATCCGACCCCTCCTCCGATGAAATAGCTGGATCAACAGCCACTACGATACGCTGTAGTTCATCCGGCGCTTCAGGGCGTCGGTTCAGGTCGATACTGCTGCGAGTCCACAGAGCACCGGGAATATCTTCAAGAAGCTCCCCTTCAAGCTCTTGACGACCCAGACGTGTTCCACCATATCGCTCTTCAATCTGCTTAAGGAAGGGTCCAGCAAGATTGCCGACGTTATCATAAGTCCGTCCACGGGTAACTACGGTATCAGGATCGTTAATGAGCTTCTTGATTAGGTCCATCGGTCGCGGAGTCGTAGTGACAACCTGCTGGGGATGGGTTCCAAGACGGAGACCGAACTGCAACTGATCCCACGAATCTTGCATGTATTGCCACTTCGCCAGCTCGTCACACCAAGCAAAGTGATGCTGAGGTCCGCGAAGCTGATCTGGCTGCGTAGCGTTGTAAGTAAAAGCCATGCTACCATTAGGCCAAGTCAACTGTCTGTTGGCAGGAGAATATTCCGGCATGAAATCCGGAGAGGAAATGGTAAGGATGCCGCTGTCACCCTCTACCATAACCTTGCGGGCGTCAGCTGCCGTTTCCGCAACCAAAGCGATTCGGCATCCGGGATTCTGCTGGGCCTTCATACGGACCCATTCAGCTCCGCAGCGAGATTTACCGAAACCGCGTCCCGCAAGCAGGAGCCAAGTGGTCCAAACACCTTCGGGAGGGAGTTGATTAGGCCTAGCCCAAAATTCCCAGTTGTACTTCAAAGCAGCCAAGGCTTCAGGAGTCAAAGCCTTAAGAGCAGCTTCGCGCTCTTCTTCTGACAGGGATGCTAAGATTTCAGCGGGAGATTCTTGTCTAGCCATTTACGGGTTAGGATTCACCGGAATCGGAACTAGGTGATTCGGATTCACCTGACCATAGGAGGGCTGATAAGTACCGATTAGTTCTTTACCGTTGCCGAGAATACCTGAGTTACAGTTTAAATGCTTGTCCATGCAGTTGTCAGTCCACATCATCATCACAGTTGGGTCCCAAGCACCGAACCAGTCAGCGTGAAGCGTCGAGCCCGGCTTCTCAGTAGGAGCCATGACGTCAGAGGATAGTGACCAAGTACTTGTGGTGTCTCCTGCTTGGATTGAGTAGTAGATGTTCAAAGCGAACTCAGGAATGATGTACGGATGAGTTGAAGGACAACCGGGGAAACCAAGATGGGTATCCTGCATGTAAGCGAGGTGAGACATATGGTTAGGAGAGTCGAGCTGAGTCCCATTCCAACACGTCGGAGCATCGAGGTTAGCAACTAGGTGATGCCCAACAGAGCAGACCGCAAGAGCGTCCCTCATGTTGTCAAAACTGCCTGTGTTGTTGTCACAATACCACTTGAAGTGGCTAGTAGCTGCCGTAGTAGTCGAAAGATGGTCTAGATCACGTCCGAAGATGTAACGAAGACCAAAGGGCAGGGCTAGACAGCCTTGAGTAATGCGTGTGTCGTTGCACTGTGTAGAGGATTTAGGATATCTCTTGTAGTATACAACATTCATATCCGGCTGAACAACGTGCCCGTTACCATCTAGAACCGCAGGAGCCCAGTAAGCAGAACGATTGGCAGCCGGTTTAGTAGGATCTCCGCAAGTTGTCTGACCGTGAGCACGAAGCGTCTCGTAGGTGGAGTTCGAGTTTGCGTCGAGATTGCCGTAGAACTGGTGCAGGTGGCTCTTTCCGGGCTGATTAAAGGCACGGAGAGGGTCGTCGTAACGAAGCTGACCCGCTCCACAGACAAATCGGAAAGCCGACAGAGTGTCGCCTACGTTCTCACCCGGAATTACGGAAGGTTCAATCGAGAGATTGTAGTCGAACTCAGAAGCAATAGGAGTAATACCCGTCAGTCCCGGAGATACAGTAGTAGTCTGAGTCCCCGTTGGTGTTGGATCGGTCCCAGTCGGGCAGTCAGCATCCGCAGGAACAACCGAACCATCGGGGCAAGTCTTCGTAGTTGGAGGAGTAACGGGGGTTGTACAATTATCAGTGATCGGAATTACAGACCCGTCAGGACAAACCTGAGTCGTTGGAGGCGGAGGATCAGTTGGGGTAGGTGTCGTAGGTTGAGGATCGTCCTCGATAATCGTAACGTTTACCGTGCAATTCGCACACGTAGCATTGTTTAGAGGTGTGAGTTGAACACTGAAAACTCGGTTGCCCACGTAAACGTCGTTGTTGATGATCGGAATAGAAATGGTGTTGGTAATACGACCAGAACCGAAAGTCATACTGCCAGACATGGCAACGTAGTCAGTTCCAGCCTTGGCCGTGCCGTCTACCGTCTTATAAGAATAGGCTGAAGGCTTTTTAAGACCTCCAACCCGCTGGATTGCTATAGTAGCGTAGGGAATGGTTTCTGAAACAGAAGTATCTTGTCCCGAAATTGTGGGTGTAGTTTGTGCAGGACGGGGAGCCGCCCAAGCGCCACCAGAGATAAACAAACCAACAGCGGCAAAAGCCGTAAGAAGTTTCTTAATCATTCACCGCTTTCTTTAGTTCCATTTTATCTGCCAGCCTACGAATGCTGTTAGTAAATTCCTGTGCCTGTTCAGCAACCCGGCGCGTCTCCATTTCAATTGGGCCACCGTCACGACCGGAGATTTCCTGCCGTTCGATGAACATTCCCATCGCGCGAGCCATAAGCTCACAAGCGCGTAGGACAGCCGTGTGATTTCCTTCTGCTTCAGCCCGCTCTAGCGTAGACTGAATCTTCTTCATGACGTATTCGGGCTTGAGGGTTGTTTCCTTAGCGTTCTGAATCGTCAGTTCGTCCATCGCTGCCCGGATTCCAGGATGAGCCAGCATCTCGTGAGCCAGTCTCGCAGCGTGTTTAGTGTTGTAACCAGCGCGAAGCACCGCAGCGGCACCGTTAAAGTCCCTCAAATACTCTTCAACAAAGCGCCGCTGCCTAACGGTCAAGTTGTCGATCACCTCCTGAATGTTACCGGCATCCAACGCAGCTTGGACTTTGGGCTTAATTGAGTCCCTGATGCGCTTGGGGGAGTGGATGCGTGTTTTAACTCTTTGCATTTTACTTCCTGTAGATTGGAATTTCAGGGTCAGGTCTGTAACCCGGAGCCTTTAGCGAGCGTAGAAGGTAAATATCTCCTAGAGTAAGATTGTTGTTGTGCATCATTTGGATTTCGGAAGGAGTAAGACTGTTCAGAGAGTCGTGAAGCCACTTACCGTATCCACCAACAGCCCGTATGTCGTCCATCTGGTTGTTGATGTAGTTTTCTTGCTGGGCTTGACTCTTGTAGAATAGCTTAGTTAGAAGTGAAAGGCCCGTGTCATCCCTAAAGTTCTTGCTTTCGGGGTCGTTCCGTAGGGCAACCATTAGAGCTTCTTAGGGGCTTTGGTCTTCTTTGACCTACGATTGTAGTGACGATTGACTGATTCACTCAGAACACGGAGATTTGAGTCACCATTCCCAGCACCTGTACCGGAGATGTGGTCTACGTCTTTCCCGTCACCCTTGTGAACCCGGCCTTCACGCATAAGCTTGCGCCGAGCAGCGTTACGCTCTGCCCGGTTCTTCTTTTGCTGGGGTTTGGCATTGTACTTCTTCTGAGCAGCTTGCCGTCCCGGAGTGTTAGGTAGTGTGGTCTTCCCCTTCATACTACATATTATACACTTTTTTAGATCAAAAGTCAAGTAAAATCGTACAAAGGAGGTAATTTTTCTACATTTTTTATTTTTTACTTGACAAACTGACCAAAATATAGTATAATACTTATATAAGTCAGCGAGGGTAAAGGATCACATACTCCCCGGTTCCCGCCCTAAAAAATTCTATATTCGTAGAGAAGCTCTTGATGGTGTGCCGATTCGGTGTTACTGTCAAGGGCTTTTTGTATATTCTCGATATGACTTTTCTAATTTTTTATCTAGTATGAAAGGCTGCCTTTTTGACCGATACAGGCCATTTGATTTCACCCGTCCCCCCCGACCCCGGCACCCTCTTGTGATGATACAACGTCACAGGGCGGCGCTCCTCTTGAGAATGAGAAGCAAGAGCAACACACTGATAAAGCTTCGCTCTCGCATTAAGCTATTGATAATGCTTCTCATTAACCACATGTACGCGGGAGATGGAGAACACACGCGCGTAGGGAGAACAAATAGGGAACAGTGCATGAACGAAGCGCAAACAAACAGGACAATTCGAGAACACTTCGAGAACGTCACTCAACTCATCGCTCAAAACACTCGGCTCACCGCACTACAAATGTAGCACCACCGTGAACAAACGAGCAACACTACAAATGTAGAGCGAACAAACGCGAACAAACCGTGAAAGCGCTACAAATGTAGTCAGCTAAGCCACTGAAAACAAAGACATTTGACTTTCAATCCGCCATGTGGTCTAAGGGACGGGTTCCGAGACGCAACGGCGTCTTTGAGGCGCGGCCTACGGGTCGTTCGGAACGCTCACAATGCGGTAGCGCTCTTTGAGCGCGGCCCATAGCCGAAAGGCAACGTAATGACTAGGCATCAACGCCGCAAGCTTGCGCGGAAGCGTAAGGATGCAAAGGCTGATATCCTCAATCGCCGTGCGCTGCACGTGCTACAGCAGGAGAAAGCCAAGCTAAACCTTTCGCGTCCCAAGCCAAGGGAGCGCACTAAGGCGGGATTGGTTAGCTCGATTTATTCGGGCGCACCTAATCCGCTTGGATACACGCGGCCCTTGACATGGAGCAAGGGAGCGGCTAAGTAACCCTAGACGTGCTAGAGCGCTGTAACGGTGCGCCGCGAAACGCTCTAGCCGTTTGGCCCACGATACGGGCAAAGGTAGGTCGCAAAGCCAGCCACGGGCGGTTAATCCCCGCTACGGAAAGCAACGTGCCCTGATAGCAAAGGGAACGACACGTTGGATAGCACGACACTTCACGCGAGTAAGTGCCTACGTAATTCGCGGAGCGACTTTCGAGCCGTTCCTAACGTGGTAGGTTGCTGAAAGGATATAACCGTGGACACGCATCCCTTCGGGCGGATGCTGTAAGCTAGCCGTATCGCTCGCGGGCCTACTGCGCCCGATAACGTAAGAGCCAACGCACTAAAAGCGCAAAGTCTTACGGATATGTTAACCTAAAAGCACACGAGCAAAGCCACAGAATTGTGGTAAGGTGTTACGCACTTACCCTATTCGTAAAGTGGCGCACTTAATTGTGTAGGGCGGTGTTAGCGCATCTCTCCCCAAACCCCCACGTTAGCACCGTCCTACCCAGTTAAGCGCAAGGGAGACAGCGCAATGAAACCACCTCGTGCATATGAACAAGCCCAAAAGTTGCGGGCACAGTTGGGAACGGTTGACGTTGCAATTCAGCGTCGTCAAGTGTTCCCTCTCATGGCCGATGAACACGGCTCATCCATCGGCGCTCAGATTGACGCGCTCTTGTGTGACGTTGCGGCGGAACACGAAGGCGTAGTCAAGAGCGTCACTCTCAACTTGTTCGACGACCAACTAGACGCGGTGTCGGACTACTATCAAGGACCACACGAATGAACACACTTACCCTACGCCACCGCTACGCCGTGTTCTGCTACTACGGCGAAGTGAAGGAACGTGTCGGCACGATACTCGCGAACAACGCGAGCCACGCTAACACGAAAGCTCAACAGCTTTTCAATCGGCACTGTTGGGCTGAACGCATCGAGTAGCACGGTTGCTCTAGGCACACGCGTAAGCGGTTAGCAGTCTGCTAGCGACGGGGCTGCGTGTGTGTCTTAACCAGCTGTGGGACACACGCAACAATCCCGTTGCGTGCTCTACCTAACTGGAAGCCAACGCAAAGGAGAAAAAGCAATGGCACGTAAGAAGTATGTTGGTGACGCGGCTATCGGTCGTGCAATCAAGTCGCTTGGCGGTGTGCTCAACAACGTCAACGAACGGGTGCAGGACATTGCTGTGTCCATCATCGAACACGCGGCTGGTCCGGGCAACGGCGACATGAGCCGTGCTCTCGACCTGTGCAAGACGGTCGCTCGTTACAAGACGCTCAACGTCGCCTATCTGGTGGGCTTCTTCGCCTACTACGGCAACGCGAACGTCAACCTGCGGGCGAACGACGGTGCCGGCAAGGTGTCCCTCATTTCGAAGGACAGCAAGCGGTATCGCGGCTTCGACCCCGCTGGCGCGGCGCATAACAACTGGAACGAGGCGTTCGACGACAAGGGCAATCGTGCCAAGTGGTACGCTGGTCCTGAACCGGCTGAGTTCCAGCCCATGACAATCGGCGACCTTGCGGCTCGTATGCAGGGGTTCGTGAAGAACACGAACAAGCTGATTTCGCCGGAGAACACGAAGGAAGTGAAGGGCAAGAACGTTCCTGTCTTCTCGCTTTCCGAAGGCGACCGGCAGCAGGTCGAACACGCTCTCGCTTTCATCGACCGCATCGCCAACACGCTGGCGCGGCACGAGGAAGTCGAGCAGGCGGCGAAGAAGTTTGCCGAAGCGCAGGAAGCGCTTGAGCAGGACAACGACGTCGTCGAAGCTATCGAGAGCGTCGTGGTCGAGGGTGCCCGCAAGGCAGCCAACGGCTAATCAACCTTTGGTCCCGCCAGCACAGACAAGGGCGAAGGTGTCACACTGGCTCCCCAGCGCGTGACACGGGTGGTGTCGGGCCAACCACCATCTACGAACGCAGCGCTGATAGCGCAGCTAACTCTCTTTAGTTGGGTAGTACCAAAGCTACGGACACGCGAGCCGTAACCCTAGTGGCGGGGATTAATGCCCTTTGCTTATACCATGGAGGGTAAAGGCGGAGCCACTACTACCCTACTAAGGAGAGTGAACAATGGTACGGGCAGCACAATCTATCATAATTTGCGTCGTGCTAGCCAACGAGATACGCGGGTTCATCCTCGCTGCTCCTGTGATGTACGCTCTGTACTGTGCAGGTGGAACGTGGATGGCTGTGTGGCTTGGTGTCTGTTCGTTAACAGGCATAGCCTTGTCTGTGCTCGTTCCTCTTTATCTTGTGAGGAGATTGTCAAAATGGCTCGGGCTTCGGATTACATCATCGCAACCATCCTAACCTTGGTGTTGGCGTGGTTGCTTGTGGTTCCTATTGTTGAGCACGTCGCTCGGTCTATGGACGACAGCGCCAACATGATTGCGGGAGCGACAAAATGATTGCAACCGTTCAACAACTACGTGAGGCGTTGAACGACGCACCTGACGACATGCCGTTGCGGGTCATGGTTAACCGTGGTGTTCTCATTGGGGTTGACAACGTGCAATGGCTCGAAGGTCGTTGCGTCATCGTCGCACGACACACTCTAACCATAGTGAAGGAGAAGGATGATGGCGACACCGCCTAGACGTGGGCGGGGGGCAAAACCAGCGCCAGTTGTGGACGTGGTTGAAGATAATCTATCATCAGTCGCGGCTGAAATGCTGGCTCCAACAGAAGCTAACATTCGTGAAGTGCGTTCACGTATTGAGGACGTGTTCAACGCTCTCGGCACGGACCAGCTTCCGGGTACGGTCATGCCAGTTGGCAAACGCAACAATTCGGCTGAGGCCGGTGAGTTTGTGTTGGCTGACTTGCTATCCAAGTTGGCTAGCGACCGTCTCAAGAAAGCCCAAGAAGCTGCTGAAAAGGCGGGGGTTTTCGGGGACAAGAGCGAGTACGTTCCCGGAGACACGGTGATGGTGTTCTCCGACCCTAACTTCTCGATCAACGTCAAGATGGGTAAACCGTCGAAGATGATTAAGAAAGAGAAGGTCCAAGCCGCTGCTGACACGTACTTGGGGCCGAAAGCCTCTGAGTTCATGGAAGCGTGCATGGGCGAACGGGCGGCGACCAAGCAAATCATCGTTTCGATGAAGTAACGGCCATGCCACGGTGGGCTAAAGAACTTCATCCAACGCACGGTGATGTGTCTCGCATCAACCAGCGTAAAGACGCCAGCAAACGCGTTCCAACTGTGCAGGACGTTATGGACCTGCCGCCCGCTGACGCTGGCGTCTACATGCTGACCGAGAACGAAATCAAGAAGCTGCGTTCTCGCGTCTATGCGTTGAACAAGGACAACCACTACGGCTGGCGTTGGAGGACGCTAGTTGAACCGGGACGCGGAAGATACAATCAGCTTCTTATTTGGCGTATTCATTAATCACAATTGCAGAAGGCATCATCAAAACGGTGGTGCCTTTTCCAGTTGTGTGAAAAGGGCGGGGGCTCGACTAAACACACTGGCTCCATCGGGGTCATGATGGTGAACTACCTTCCTATGCAATCATGCTAAGGAAGCTCCTTCCAACGGAAAGGACTGTAAAGCGGGGGACAACCCAAACAAGGTTGTTAACGTGACCAGCCACGGTTCAAGTGCTGGAAATCCCAAAGACTGAACTGAAAGTAACCAAGTCGTTTAAAAGCCCACCACGGGCCGATACACACGCTTGGCTGTTGCATACCTAAACACTGCGTTTCGCTGCTCTGAGATTGGTCAGAACGCCACTACGGTGGTCTTTATCAAGCCACTCAGGGCCCTTTATACTCTTGGAACAAGGAACAGCCGTATGGCTAACGTTCGTTTTGTTATTGGTTCTGGAAACAACCGTACCGTTTTTGATCGTGCTCCCAAGCACACCGCCAAGTGGGACGAGCAGAAGAAGGGCTTCCGCCTGTCGCTCGGTATGCCCGCTCATGGCGAAACAAAGGCGTAATCTATCATCGTTCCCGCCGCTACGTTGGTGGCAAAAGCGGAAACGTGAAAAGAGACGTCTAGCCTTACTCGCACTTGTTCGACAGGTGCGTGAAGAAATGGGAGATTACGACCGTGATTTATCCGGGTTTCGGCCCCATCCCAAGAAAGGCGCTCCCGCAAAGAGCGTGGACAAGGTGCGCCGACTTTCTCGATCCAAAACCTGAAACAATGGACGGCATTATAACGTCAAGTCACTATGACCGTCGTTGGACTGTCATGAACGGAAAGGTGTTGAAAGCGTGAAGAAACCGCTTCGTCGTGTGGTTAAGAACCACGCACTACGTAATGAACTGATTGCCAAGGGTTTCATCGTTCCGAACCACATGGTTCCGGCGTGGCTCAAGGCTCGTGGTTACTTGGAGGCAGCTAAGGCTGCGGCTAACAGAAGGGGACAGTTCTTTCATGTCTAGTCTAGCCCGTCGCATTCAGCGGCGCATCGGAGCCAAGATTAACGACGCCGACGTTGAGAAGCCTCGGTATCGTATCTGTGAACGTGTGAAGGGTCTGACACATCGTCAGGCTCAGCGTGGAATTACTAAGCCCCCGAAGGGAGACGAATAATGCTTTACGTTATTCTTGGTGTACTGGCTTACACTCTAATTGGTGTCTGTTTTAGGGCTCATCTTCTGTGTTCTCTGTCACGTTCCACCGGCTACCTATCCTATAGCGACACAGAGAAGTGTGATTGGCTACCTATTATCTGGCCCTTCTACCTTCTCTATCTGGTAGCTACTCAGCCTTTCAAGTTACTGAACAACCTGTCGATCAAGTTAGCTAAAGCTTGTAAGCGATTTAAGACAGGTTCTGCACCGGAAAGCTTTTACTAATCCGCCGGTCCTGTGCAAGGGACGTGAGCGGTAGGTGAGGGTGTGGTTGGTCCGTAGTAGACACGTCATGCTAAGTCGAACAAGCTGCCTCACTTTTGAGTGACGCGGGTTTGTTCGCCGTTAACCCCCTACGTAATTCGGAGTTGGTCCCTTCAAAAGGACTTTGGTGGGTGGGCCCATTCATCAGGGTAGCCACACCCTCATCGCTAACATTATTGGAGTGAACAGTGCAAAGAAACAGTGAAGAACGGAAGCAGAAACTCGCCGACAGGCGAGAGCGGCAGCGGCATCGTCAGCCCAACGTGTGGGCAGGACACGCTACCAAGAACTTGAATGCTGCGTATCGTAAGTCGATCTGGCCGGAAGGTAAGACGGTCAAGCCGGGAAGGATGGCATGAGACGTATCTTAGTGTACGGCACACTACGCCAAGGTCAGCGAGCCAATCGTGCGCTCGGGTCTGCACAGTTCGTGGACACGGTGAACGTCACCGGCTACGACATGTACAATCTCGGCGGGTTCCCCGGTGTGGTGGAGAACGAGAACAACAAGGTAGGTATCGTAGGTGAAGTGTACGCCTTGCCTGACGGTGAAGAGGGCAACGAGATACTTCGTCACCTTGATTATTACGAGGGTTACTATCCTCAGAACTTAGAGCGTAGTAATTATCTTCGCAAGGCGATTGAGGTTCTCGGACAGCCTACGTTTATCTACGTGTTCAACAGACCAATCAACTTGAGTTGGTATCAGCCCATTCCGGGCGGTGATTGGAACAAGCGCAATGAGGGGAGTAATGCGAATCTATCATCAACTTCGCGGCCTGTGGGACTGCATTAAGTGCGGGTTGCACTTGGCTGACTGTCAGTGTTGGAAGCATGACTGAGATTAGTCCAGAAGCTCAAAAGAAAATCCAAGAAGTTGTTAATCATTATCCCGGCGGATGGACCAGTGGTGTGTGTGCGTTCCAACTCCTCGACAGGAAGACAGGGGCTTACCTTGGTGGACGTAAAGACCACGGCGAGTGTCACGCGCCTCTGAGTTATCCTCGTGGAGGGACTGAAACGTCTATCTGTGTCAGTGCTCACAAAGCCAAGTGGCACAAGGAGCACCCTGAGTTCATGGTGTGGTTGGCGGAGGAAGCTCCTTTCAGTCACGGTGTGCTCAACGCTGACAACAGGGACGAGTATCTTCAACACGCGGCTGTGATTGACGTGGAGAAAATCGGTACTGCTGGTGCGTTGTGGCAGTGCAAAGCCATGCGTCACTTCACCGAGGATACGTTTAAGTTAAAGTACTGGGACGAGCTTCGTTCACACGGCCTTGACGGACTTCAAGCGTTCCTTGGTGCCGACATTCTAAACTTTGAGGGAGGTCCGGGACCACACACGCACGTTTGCTTGTTCTCGTACGGACCGCCTGACAAGTTGCGCAAGTTCTACGACAAGGTGAAAGGTGCGAAGCACTGGGATGGAGGTCAAGCTTGTCAGGACGGCGGATGGAATTTGTACGGAGAGAACCGAATGAAAGTGTGGGGTAATCTCGAGCACAAGATTGTGAAACAGTCAGACGGTTGGGGTGGTTTCACCGAAGTCAAGAAACCGTGTGACTCGGCCGAGTACGCTGCCAAGATTAAAGAAATTACGGAAGGAGACCCGAAGAATGTCAAATAAGACGAAGAAGAAACAGGAGGAAGTGCGCGAGGTTGCACGTCCGCGTGTGTACGTGGTGGGTGGAGGTTTCGAATACATTCGCCTGATGTATCGTCTCGGTTGTGACGGAGCCAAAGGATTGGACGACGCCGACGTTGTTCTGTTCACGGGCGGCGAGGACGTCAACCCTGAACTGTACGGTGAAGTGCCAATGGCTAAGACACACTTCAACCGTATTCGTGACGACTTCGAACAGGCTATCTACAAGGGTGCGTTGGAGCGCGAGCTTCCAATGGTGGGTATCTGTCGTGGTGGTCAGTTCTTGAACGTGATGAACGACGGTAAGATGTGGCAGCACGTCAACAATCACTGCGGTAATCACATCGCTCGTGTTGAAGTCGCTCCGTTCCGGGACGATGGAAAGCGTAGGACGGTTGAAGTTACGTCCACCCATCACCAGATGATGATACCGGCAGCCCACGCTATCGTGCTCATGACTGCGCTTGAAGCATCGGAGAAAGACAGTCCGGCGTACGCCAAGGTTGGTAAGGTTGCGAACGAACCTGACACCGAAGCTGTGTTCTACGACGGAACCAACTGTCTGTGCTTCCAGCCTCATCCTGAGTTCAACGCAGCTCCGGCTGACTGCGTGGACATTTTCGAGGAGTTCCTGAACGACTGGATTTTCCCTCGCATTCCACTGCGCGGTGACGCCAAGAAGATGGAACAGGCAATCATGGCTCAGGCTGGTGCTGGTAGTGTGACCCCTCGGTAATGTTAATATGCCGAGTTTCTCCGATTGTTTGGTTAGTATTTCCAGATAAAGAAGGACCAAGGCGTATCTACATTGTCTTAAAAGAGACAAAGAAAATGAATCTCTTTGAAGGTGAAAAGATTGTAAAGGAGAAAATTAAGTGTGTGGACTAGTTGGAATGGCGGGTTATCTCGAACCTTTCAAGCACAAGAACGTCATGAAGGACATGTTGTTCTTGAATGCTCTGAGGGGACGAGACAGCACCGGCCTTAGTTGTGTAAGCCGAGACAAGTTCGTCACCACCCGCAAGATGACTGTGCCTAGCTACGAGTTCATCGAGTATCCTGTCGTAGACAAGGCCATGAAGTATGGCGATCAGGTGTGGATGGGCCACAGTCGTTACAAGACAACGGGTGAAGTCAACAGGCAGAACGCTCATCCGTTCGAAGTGTTGGATGACGAAGGACTTATCCTTCTTGTTGGTGCTCACAACGGCACACTAAACAACAAGTGGGCAGTCGAGCAGATGGCTGGTGGTGACAAGTACGACACCGACTCTGAAGCTTTGTTCAATGCGTTGGTGGAACAGAAGGACTTCAAGACTGCAATCAACGGCCTTGAAGGAGCGTGGTCACTTTCCTTCTACGATCCGACTACGAACAGTGTTCACTTCTGCCGGAACAAGGAACGGCCTCTGTGTTTCGCGTGGTCTAAGGACCGCAAGGTTCTTCTGTGGGCTTCGGAAGCGTGGTTCATTATCAACGCTGCTCGTCGTAACAACATGGAACTTGCTGCCAACGACAGAGGTGTCCACTGTTTCTCTACCACCGAGGACAAACTTTACACGCTGAAAATTCCTCAGGGCAGGGACGAGGTGCTTCCTGACATGGAGGTGGAAGGAGGTTATTCCGGCAAGCCGCCCCGGCCCACGTTTCAAAACGGGTGGAACCGCATCTGGGGTAACGAATCCGACGACTATTGGAAGGAAGAGCAAAAAGCAACGTCGCAAGGAAAGAAAGAAACAACGACAGATCGCAAGGCGGATGGGACAACGATAATCACCATCGGCGAACCTCCTAAGGAAGAGCCTAAGGGTGGTGGTATTCGTGGTTACGAGGGTGAAAAACTAACTCTCGAAGGTTTTCGTAAGATACGGGACAAAGGCTGCGTCTGGTGCGGAGATGAGTTTGACAAGGAAGGTAAGTTCGCTTTCCTTGACAGCGAGGCTCTGGTTTGTGGCAACTGTGTTTACGGTCGCCATCCTCAGGGAGACTGCGTTCGGCCAGACGAAGACGATATTGACCCATACGAAGACTTCGACGACGACCTCCCGTTTGAACTTGGCCCGGCAGCTGCTAACTCTGAAGAGTACAAGCAGCTTATGCGTCAAACCGCCGCCAAAACCGTTGGTTAATTTGAAAGGAGAACCTCTGTGTCGCTAGCTATTAAGTATGAAACACCTGACGACGCCAAGCTTCGGCTCCGTAACACCGTTGTTCTGTACAAGGGTGAGCCGGTTCTGATTAACGACGTCGCTCGTGGTGAAGGTAAAGACGACATTCTTCGCGTCTTGTTTCAACCACTACCTACACCGGGCGTAGACAGGTTTGGACGTAAGCAGCCTGATCCTGAAGCGATGGAACGGAAGTACATTTCGTCGAAGCATTTCGACATTGCTCCGTTTCGTATGGGATACGTGAACGGTCAGAAGTTGGGTGCTTTCTTCTGTTCACGTATTCCTAATCGTGTGCAGAAGCAGGGTCTTTGTAGTGAGAACTTTCAAGGTGTTTACAACACCGGAGGAGGCGTACACTTCTCTACTTTCTTGGCAGCCAAGGACGTAGTAGATATGGTTCACAATCGTTATCCGTCAATCGACGAAGCTATTCGTGGGCTGGAAAAGTCACCTGCCGTTGCTTTCCACCGTGAGTTCTGTGTGATGAAGGACGAGGTTATTCCTGACTTTATCTACCTTTATCACAAGGGTCAGAAGGTCGGCATGTATTCGAAAGGAGAAAAGAAAGTGCAGCTTGGTAACAAGTTCAACTGTCTCAAGGAAAGTCTTGAGGAGCTTAAGTTGAAGGTCGGAGGTTTCTAATAAATGGAACCAAAGGTCTTTCTTAATCACACAATATCAGAAGTAATTGGTGGTAGGGTTGTCGAAGGTAACAAGTTCGGTCTGGAACTGGAATTGGAAGGCCGAAACGTAGGGTTGCAGGACGTCGCAGTTCGAGGGTGGCAGCGTCACGCTGACGGTTCTCTACGGGGCGAGTCTGTCGAGTACGTCACTTCTGGCGCGAAGGACTTGGACGAGACGAAGAAATCTATCATCGACTTGTTCAAGAAGTTCAAAGACAACAAGGTGAAGTTCAACGACAGCATTCGTACTTCCACCCACGTTCACCTGAACTTTACCACCAAGAAGGTCAAGGACGCCGTTAACTTCTTCTCGCTGTTTACTCTGTTGGAAGAAGTTCTTCAGTATTACTCTGGTGAAGATCGGAAGGGAAATCTCTTCTGCATCTCTTCTAGGGAAGCTGAAGGTATCATCGGTATTTTGGCTCAGGCGATTGCAAGGTCTAGTCTGGACAAGTTTGCAGGTGACCGTTACAAGTACGCCGCTTGCAATCTAAGCACGTTGTACAAGTTTGGAACCATCGAAGTCCGTACGATGAAGGGAGCAACGTCTGCCGAGCAGATTACTGCTTGGGTGGACATTCTCAACGACATGTACACGTTTGCTCAGAACATGGTCAGTCCTGGTCAGTTGATTACGGACCTGTCCCAACTCGGAGCCGAAACATTGATGAAGCGTGTGTTCTCGCCCGATAGTTACCGGGAGTTGATGCTTCACTGGCCCGCAGGGCACAATCTCCACTACTCGTTGATGGAAGGGGCTCGTCTTCTTCAAGTCTTCGCCTACGAATTTGACGAAGCCTTTAGGGCAGAAGTAAAGATTGAAAAACCTAAAGTACAGGAAGGGATGCCCCTACCAAGACGCATTCCGGAAGGTATCTTGAAAGGATCTATGTACGGTATTTGGCTTCCTAGTGGCGCTCCTTGGAACGTTACTGGTGAGTTTGGTGGGCCCTTCTGGCGAGACGGTGAACGGGTTCAAGACGAAAAACGTGTTAAGTGGGATGCAAAGCAAGGAAGATTCCGTTTAGATTACCCCGACGGGCCTTACTTCTGCAACTGGCGTAAGCACCACAACATTCCTGATGAAGGCAGGGGTCCGGTTCGGGCAATGCCGTTTTGGGACGAAGAGCCTGATATTGATGATGACGATGAACCAGAAGAAGATGATTGGGGTTTTGACGAAGAAAGGGATGAAGACTAATTATGGAAATTAAGCTTGGTTGTGATCCTGAACTGTTTGTTGTTAACGCTGATGGTAAGCCTCGTGGTGCGTACGGGTTGGTTCCGGGTACGAAGGAAAGTCCTCACAAGGTGAACAAAGGAGCCATTCAGGTAGATGGTATGGCGTTGGAGTTTAACATCGACCCTGCCAACACCGAGGATGAGTTCGTAGGCAACATTCAGACTGTGATGCAGGAACTCAGGGCTGCAACCCCGGTTGAGTTCAAATTCTTCATCAAGCCGAGTGTTAGGTTCCACCACGCCATTCTGAAGGCTGCGCCTGACGAGGCTAAGGAACTTGGGTGTATGCCGGACCTCGACGCCTACACGATGAAAGAAAATCCGAAGCCGGACGCCAACACCACACTACGAACTGCTTCTGGTCACATTCACATCGGCTTTACCGAGGATGCGGACCCGACCAGCGAAGAACACATGATTAAGTGTGCTACGCTCGTCAAGCACTTGGACCTGTTCCTTGGACTTCGTTCGTTGGAGTGGGACAAAGACCAGACGCGTCGTAAGCTCTACGGCAATCCGGGTGCAATGCGTATCAAGCCGTACGGTGTCGAGTACAGGGTGTTGAGTAATCAGTGGCTCGAAAGTGAGGAACTGGTTCGGTTTGTGTACAAGCAAACCCTCCGGTGCATCGACAACCTTAAGGCGAACGGAGGACTTGACATTAAGGATTACGAAAAGGTTGCCTTCGACATTAAACGAGGTGTTCCGTATTACACACGTCGTAATGATCGAGTTTTTATGGGGTTGTCGAAGAAGGCCCTTGCAGCAGTTGAAGCTGCTTATGAATTGAAGATTGTAGCATAAAATGGCGATTAAGGTTTACCCGTACAAAGCAGGTAGCCGGGGTGCTAAGGCTTTGGCCGAGGCGCTGGGAGCGCGTGTCCTGAAACGTCAGGGCAGCAAGTACCGCTACCGTGAAGGTGATTTGATTATCAACTGGGGGGCTTCTGACTGTCCCTTCAATTTTGCCAACACTCATCGCCGAACGGCTAATTCACCTGAAACGATTGAGCCCGCCAGCAACAAGCTGACGTGTTTCAAGATGATGCAAGAAGCTGGTGTTAGTATCCCTCGGTTCTGGACAGACAAGAACGACATTCCGGACGATACGTTCCCCATCATGTGCCGTACGAAGCTTCAGGCTCACAGTGGTGAAGGGATTGTCGTGGCAGAGCGTCGTGACCAGCTGGTGGTAGCCCCTCTGTACACCCAGTACATCAAGAAGAAGCACGAGTACCGTATTCACGCGTTGAGGATGCCGGGCAAGGGAACATCTATCATCGTTGCCCAGCGTAAAGCTAAGAAGAACGACAGAGACGATGCTAACTTCATGGTACGTAATCTCGACAACGGTTTTGTGTACGTTCTCGACGATGATCCTCCTGAGTGTGTTCGTAACGAGGCTGTTAAGGCTTTGGAGTCCACGGAGCTAGCTTTTGGTGCGGTGGACGTCATCTACAACGAGCATCAGAACAAGGCGTACGTGCTGGAAATCAACACGGCACCCGGTCTTGAGCAACGTACTGCTGAGGCTTACGCCAAGGTCTTTCAAAAGATTTTGCTTGACAACTAGGAGAAAGTAGTGTATAATACTTATAGAAGTCAGCGGGGTGATACTCCCTATGCCTAACAACAGAATTAACGGAATACAAGCCGCATGGGATCGACTAGCGGGTCGAAACAACGGAGAGGCACCGGCTGAACCACAGGTAGTCCAAGCCGGAGCAGGATGGGCTGATATCTTCAATGACCAGCCAATTGTACCTGCTCAACCAGCGTGGAGGCCCGTTCCCATGGAGTGGAGACCCGCTCCCATGGAGAAGGCCCGTAACGGTAAAGAAGGAGAAGAACTGTTCCACCTAATTCTCTCCGGTATTCGGGAGATTTATGACGTAGACGCTACCATCGCTGGTGGTGCCGTACGGGACCTTGCCTTTAAAATAGATCACGTAGTCAAGGACGTGGACGTTTTTATCCCTCTTACTTGGGAAAAGTTTGAACCTAACGTGGATGAATTAGGGTGGCAGCAGACGCCTTTCCTGTTGAAGAAGGGTGGCTACGAGAACTGTGTTGTTCCGAGCACTGCCCGAGGACAGGGACAGGTTCAGTACAAGCTTGTTGACCTTGTGTTCATGGACAAGCCACTCACTCCTGAGAACGTGGCTTCATTTCCAATCTTTGCTCAGAGGTGTGTGTGGACGCTGAACGAGGGTTTGGCAATCTCTCCGGAAGCTAAGCAAGACCTAGAGAACAAAACATTCACCATCGACCCTACGATTACTAACAAGGAGAAACTGAAGAAGATCGTAGCGAAAGCACAGGAGTGGTGTAAGCGTCCCGGCTACGAAGGATGGAAGGTGGTTGAGCCTGACATTGCTGAGTGGTGGGAAGCGAAGAAGGAAGTAGTCGAACGAAAGTACTTGACTGCTAATCCTTTTGATTGGTCACCTCAAGAGTTAGCTATGTACGCTGAAAAAAAGCTAGCGTTTGATGTAGAGAAAGGACGATATTACATTGCCTAACGTAAGTGAACTACAGAGAATGACTGAAGAATTGGAAGACCTGAAGAGTATGCTGAGAACAGTGTACTGTCCCAAGGACATCAAAGAGAATACGCTTCGAGAGATTCGTAAGCTTGAGGCCGCCCTTGGGATTGAAGGTAAACACTACAACGGAGGTATGTAATTGACTCCTGAAATTAAGGAAGAACTTAAAAGAATTAAGAAGAAACATTATGGAGAAGAGAGCGGTTATGCTGGTGATTTCACCACAGCTGAAGAATTTCTTCACGAAGTAAGTTGGCTATTTGGTTGGACAACCCAGCAAGCTTATCAAGCCACTGAGTTTCTATTTAGACCGGAGAATAATAACTAATGTACCGTCCAATTAGTTCAGCTAGAAAGGTAGCAATTGTACTACACGCACGTAAACAGGAACGTAATCGACGCCAACCGGAAGCACGGGCGAAACGACCCGCCCGTAAAGTTCCAAAGAGGAAAGTACGGTAAGGCGACCTATGCACACGAAGTGCGACTTCCGGCGGGATGCCGTGTTATATACGACGCTGCTGGTAGGATACTTCCTTGTGGGGCGCGTCTTGTCATTGCGTCGGAAGAAGAACCGGAAGTAATTCGATGATATGGCTACTATTCCTTCTGTTTACCAAGCATCTAATCTTCGACTTCCTTTATCAACCTCCGTACCAGTGGCAGAACAAAGGAACGTACGGACACCTTGGAGGCATCGTTCACTCAGGTCAGCACATCCTAGCGACCCTGATGATACTGATGTTTTTCTGCGGCCTGACGACTGGCCTGATAATCTCTCTTGGTGAGTTCTTAGTCCACTACCACATGGACTGGTTTAAGATGTGGTACAATAAAAAGAAAGGTTGGGGACCTACAACTCACAACGAGTTCTGGGTTTTGACTGGAATTGACCAGTGGGTTCATGCCCTGACATATCTAGGAATTGCAAGTGCGTTGTTATATTTGTGACGTAGAGTTGACTGAGGGTGAGATTTCGCTTGACAAGGAAATGAAGAGCGACCCCTGCACCACGTGCCAGCAGATCATCTACGAGACAGCCTACAGTGGTAAATTCAAGAACGCGTCGTTTGACGTGAACGACCCAGATGATTACTCCGACGACTTCGAACCGGATGATGATCTGTTTGCAGACTTAATCGAACAGGAAACTTTTCTCTTGACAACTTAGTAAAAATAGTGTATAATCCTCGTATAAGTTACGAAGGAGAGTACACTGATTTCTACCAAACAAAAAGACCCTGAAGGTCAACCGTGTCCCAAGTGCCCGTCCAGCGACGGTTTCAAAGAGCAAGCCAACGGCTGGTCACATTGTTTTAGTTGTGGATTTAACGCACCACCTAAAGACGGACGAATTGAACAAGGAGGCAAAGCAACTGCCACAGTTCACAAGATCAAACGACCCCTTATCCCGTTGGGGGAGCGCTTTGTCGAACTACCTGACCGCAAAATCTCTAAGGCAACGTGTGAACGCTACAAAGTCTGGCGCGAGGACGGGAAGGATTACTTCGCTGCCTTTAACGAAGGCAAGCACGTCGGAACCAAGTGGCGGTCCCTAGAAAACAAACGTGACCAGCGGTGGACAGGTGAGCAACATGACCTTTTCGGTCAACACCTGTTCCCTGCTGGCTGTGCCAAATCTATCACCATCACCGAAGGCGAGTACGACGCCATGTCCGCCTACGAAATGATGGGTAGTCGCTGGCCCGTAGTGTCCGTCTTGAACGGCACGGGTTCAGCTATGCAGGACATTAAGAGGAACTATGAATATCTCAACAGTTTCGAGCACATTGTACTCTCGTTCGACGCCGATGAAGCCGGTAACGCTGTCGTCAAGCCCATTGCAGGACTTTTTCCAGCGGGTAAGGTACGCATCGTCCGACACCAGAAACACAAGGACGCGAACGATTACAAGGTAGCCGGAGACGGTGCCACATACACGAAGGAATGGTGGGATGCCCCGAAGTACACGCCTGACGGTCTTAAAATCGGAACGGACATTTGGGACGAAATCATCAACAGGCCCAGCCATTACCAAGTTGATTACCCTTTCAAGGGTCTTAACAGGCTCACCTACGGCCTTCGACTATCCGAAATGGTTGTCCTTACGGCTGAGACTGGCATTGGTAAAACTAGCGTTCTCAAGGAAATTGAATACGCCCTCCTTCAAAATCCAGAGCTAAAAGAGAAAGGATACGGGGTTGGGTTCATCCACCTTGAAGAGCCGAACTATGATACTGCTTTGGGCCTTATGTCAATTCATAATTCAAAGCCTTATCATCTGCCTGACACTGAACGTACGGTGGACGAGCTTAGAGACGCTTATAACGCTGTTATTAACAGTGAGCGCGTTGTCATCTGGGATCACTTTGGTTCCAACAGTGTCGAAGCTGTTCTCGACAAGATTCGGCACATGGCTGCTCTCGGTTGTAAATACATCGTACTTGACCACCTTTCTATCGTTGTTAGCGATCAAAGTGGTGACGAACGTAAGCAGCTAGATGAAATCGCCACCAAGGCTAAGACTCTGTGCATGGAGCTTAATCTGGCCCTTATTTGTGTCATCCACCAAAACCGTCAAGGTCAAATCCGTGGCACGGCGGGTGTCGAGCAACTGGCGAACATCGTAATCAAGATGTATCGCAACAACACGGACATGGACGAGTGGCGTCGTAACGTCACCAAGCTTGTCGTAGAGAAGAACCGCTTCTCGGGTCGTACAGGCCCTGCCTGTTGGCTGTGGTGGAACGACATGACTAATCGGCTCGTAGAGCTGACACCTGAGGAGATACAGAGATATGAAGAAGGTGGAACAATCCGAGACTACGAACAACCGTTCTGATTGTGACCATTCCCATGGATATATTCAGAAGATGTTTTGTCGAATTTGCAAGAGGTGTCGTGTAGTTGTATCTTACGGCCACTAACAAACACTGGGCAATTGATATTGAGACGGATGACTTAGACGCAACCGTTATTTGGGTGGCGTGTGTCCGCAACGTAGTCACCAAGGAAGAACACACCTTACGCGGACAAGAGGCTATTAAGGAATTTATTGATGAGCATCGGGACGCCGTATGGGTTACACATAATGGTATTGAGTTCGATATTCCTACTGTCAATCGTATTCTGGGGACGAATATCCCGGTTACGAGGGTGGTCGATACGTTCGTCCTGTCGATGCTGTTCATGCCAACACTCGAAGGCGGCCACTCCCTAGATGCGTGGGCTAAGCGCATCGGAATGGTCAAGTTTAACTTCAACGATTGGAGTCATTACAGTGAAGAAATGGCGCGATATTGCCTACAGGACGTCAGAATTACAGCTGAAGTGTTCTTACGCCTTAGTCGGCGTATGCTTGATATTGGGTTTACTGAGGTTGGATGCTCCATTGAACACAGGGCGTGGGCTATTATTCGCCAGCAGCGAAGGAATGGCTTTGCTTTTGATGTTAAGCGGGCTGGGTTGCTCTTTGCTGAAATCCGAGAACAACAAGACAAACTAAAGGAAAAGATTTATGAACGATTCCCTCCCGTACTTACTTGCGTTAGGGAGTATCGAAACGCTTACAAAGCAGATGGAAACTTTACAGCAAACTATCTGCGACACCAAGCCCGATTTCCAAAACTTGAGCTTACGGGACAAGGAGGCTATCGAGCCTTTGATTACGTTGAGTTTAATCTTGGAAGTCCGTCTCAGCGAGTTGAGAAACTGCTTGCTCTCGGCTGGGAACCGCGAGAGTTCACACCAGTCACCGAAAAAGGTGGCGGAGGAAATCCGAAAGCGACTGACGGAGGAGAACTTGTCCCGAGCCTCGCGGAGTTCGTCGAGGAAAGCGGCGTCGAAGAAGTCCGACTAATTGCACAGTGGATGGCCTTGGAAGGTCGGGCCAACGCTGTAGGAAACTGGATAGACCTTTACAACGAAAAGACAGGATGCATTCATGGCAATTTGTGGTTGGCCTCCTCCCTTCGATACAGGCACGATAAACCGAATACAGCAAACATTCCATCCGTACGGGTTGACGACAATAAAGAACCAATCAAAGGTCTTGCCGGTTACTACACGTACGAAGCCAGAGACTTGTGGACTCATCGAGGTAAAAGAGGTGCAAGGAAACTCGTAGGTGTCGATGGTAAAGCTATGCAAATGCGGAACCTCGCACACTGGCTCAACGACGATGCCTTTACTGCTGCGGTACTCGCCAAAGACCCCCACGCCGTCAACAGAGATAACTGGGGCTTGTCGCCTGATGATGCAGGACGACGGCTCGCTAAAACTCTATATTACGCCATTGTCATGGGCGCTGGTGATGCTCGTGTCGCATCCGAAGCGAAAATTTCGTTGGCGGAAGCTAAAGCAGCTAAGAAACTGGTTTTCGACAAGGCACCGAATTTCCCCATCCTCCTACGGAACTTGAAGAACGAGTACGAACGCACAGGTCGCATCACTTTGATTGACGGTTCCAAGGTGGCGATGAAGTCAGCTCACACGGCTATCCCATATCTGCTGCAAGGTGATGAGAGCCGTATCATGAAGCTTGCGGCTATTTACATTCAGCAAGGGATTGAGAAGAACAGCTTTGACGTCTTGAAGGTTGGAGACATTCACGATGAACACCAGTACGATTGTTACGTTCCTCACATTGATGATTTTATACTTCTCTGTAAGGATTGTTTTAAACGTGCTGGCGAGTTTTTTAAGTACCGTGTACCGATGGATTGCGACGCGAAGATAGGAGAGACATGGGCTCAAACGCATTAGTTAAAATAATGCTTGACAAACACACTAAATTAGTGTATAATGATTGAAGTTAGTTAGAGAAAGGTATTGTTAGAAAGTTATGGCGAATTATATTTATTTGACTGGTGAGATTTACTGGGCGAAGATTCTGGGTGAACCTGTCGCCAACTACAATCGTGACGGAAACGAGTGGACGTTTGACTTTGAGCCTGACGCGGAGTCGTTGAAGGTTCTTCTGGACAACGGCCTTGAAGAGAAGATTAAAGGGCGTGGTTACAACCACGGTCGCACAGGTCAGTACTCGGAACGTTCTCCTTTTGTTCGCTTTGTTCAGAAGGAACTGCGGTCTAACGGTAAGAAGAACGATCCAATTGCCGTAGTGGACGCTCTCAATCGTCCGTGGGACCCTGAGACGAAGATCGGTAACGAGTCCGTCGTAGAGGTTAAGG